GTTCAAGGTCTTTAACTTCATCCCATCTTGCACCGTGTTCACAATCATCCCAAGTAAATTCTAACGACTGTACTTCTTTTTTGTTTTTATAAATTATAATTTGATATTCACTAGGCATATCTAGTTTCCATCTTTCTTGTCGTACTTGTTTGTCTGAATCTTCTAATCTAGTTATTAATTCTGCTTTAGTGCATTTTTCTAAAATCTCATAAAAGGATTTGTGGAAGTGTCTTTCTTGTTTTTTCATAATTCTATTTCGTTTAATTTATTGTATACATAAGTTAAGTCTATATATAAACTTGATTTTTCAGAATCAGTTAAATCTAAACCATAAACCTGTTCTTTAAGAAAACAAATTTTTCCCATTGCCCTACCTGCTCTTTTAGAATTTCTTGTATTTGCTGATTGATAATGTTTAATAAGTTCTTTATTTTTCATTGTTCATATGTTTTTTAATGTCTCTTAATTTTGCTACCATTTTAATGGCACTACCTGAGATGCCAAAATATTTTTTAACATCAGTTATTCTCCAATTTCTGTGAGGTCTTAATCCTTTAGAATACCATTCTAGATCTCTAATACTAATCAGTAAATTATAATAACCTACTGGCATAGGGTTGCTATTAACATCAATTGTTTTTTGTAAGTCTTCAATAAATTTTGGTTCTTTCATTTGTTCTTTGTATTAAGTTTGTTTTTCTGCTGATCTAGCCCTTTCTATTGCTCGAAGTTTATCGGATCTGTATTCTGAAATCGTTAAATGATACAGTTTTTTTTCATAACTAAGTTTATTACATATCCTAGTCAAAACAATAGCAGCATCTTTCAGAGATACTAAGTCGGGGTTTTCAGGCTTTGCCTTGTACCATTTCAGTACAATCTCCTGCATAGTAAGTAATGCAGTATTTAAATCAACGTCTTCTAAGACATCAAATTTTTCTCTCATCATATACTTTTTAATATCCATATAGTAAAGATACTAAAAATTGTTAATAAGTTACATAGTATTGTAAGTTATTTCTGAAGCGTGATTTTCTGGTAATAAGTAACAAGGTTTAGTTACCTTTTTCTTGGTCCAAAGTGTAGTATCTGGACACCACATATCAACTGGTTTAGGTAATTCCATATTATTTAACCAGAACAAATAGTTTCCCTTAGGATCATTTATGAAATACAACTTAACTAAATCACTAGGCATTTTCATTAGCTGATCATATTTATATTGTTCTAACATTTTATCTTCGTAGTACTTGTTGCGAAATTTCATCTCCATTACGCATTCCTTTCCTTTAGGAGTAGCACCAACAGCATCATAGTGTTCAAATCCACCACCACACCATTCTAGGTCCCATCCACTAAACGTATTAAAAAATAGTATTACTGCTTTTTCGAGTTTATGTACACCTTCAATATCCATTACTGTCCGTTATTGTACAAATTATTTATGTCTTGTATCCAGTTATTATAAGTTTTAGGACTACAGGTACAAGGAACGTGATATTGGTGGTTAAAGTATTCTGAATGTAATCTTGCTAAAAATTTCTGTTCACCTTCATCTAGAGTATTACTGTTACTAGACTTAAAGTTTTGCCATTTTTTATAGTCTTGTGCTGTTAATTTAATCTTAGCCATTCCTAGATATTTTAATTTTGTTTAACATATTTTTTCTTTCATCACATTTACAATTTTTCTTACCTAATAAGTCAAACCATATTTTATTATGTAGCCATTTTATACCTGAGTAATAAAAAATCTTTTCTACTAAATCTCCTAATCTCATAGCTGTTTATTTATGTTCCTGTTAATTAATTTTTCTAATCTTTTTTTAACCTTGTTGTAAGTATTGTAAACCGAATAATAACTAATCGTTGTTTTATCAGACAGGCCTTTAATAGATTCACCACCCTCTATGTATCTATAAATTTTTTCATCATACCAATGGAAAGTGTCTAGAGCATTATTAACCATTTCATAGAATTTTTCTACATCATCAATTTCGTTGTACTCAGGTTGTTTCATTAATTCTTCAATAGGTTTACCGTTAGAATCCGTAAGAGATACAATTTTTATCTTACTTTGTTTTCTAGTCAGATCAATAAATAAAGATCTTAGGGTACGAAAAATATAATAGTGATTTATTTCTGTTTCATTGTACATAACATCTGTTCCTTTAGAAACTAGAATGTGAATTTTAATGTACATTTCTTGAACTATGTCTTCTGCGGTTTCAAAGTTGCAGCCAAAACTTTTAACAATTCTTATCCAATCATTATGCTGTTCTGCTACAATCTCTAAAGTAGATTTCATATTCGAAACCAAGTAATATGAATACCACATACACAAAACATAAAAGTAATTTGTTCGTAAAACTCATCTTCTTCTAAATCCTCTGGATCTGGTTCTAAATTAGGGTTATAATATAAAATTCCAACTGAAAGTCCGTAAATAGGGACTAACTGAATATTAACTTGAGTGTTATTTATATTAAAATTTATCAAAACGGTAGGTCTGTTTGTACTCTCTTAGGTAAATCTAGTAAATTTTTTCCATTTATTTCAAATCCTACGTTATTTTTTACTGATCTAAGCACTATAGGGCTATCAATTGATGTCGGTCGACCCCCTGTATCCACATCCTTTACTTTTCTAACGTGAATCAAGCTATTCATCCATTCTGTTGGATGTTGAATATACCTGTGAATAACAATGAAATCATCAGCACGATTTACAAATTTACCTCCACCCTCTACATCACTTGCCATTGGGGGAATTGGATGCCCTGCATATTCGTGTCTGTCTGAATGCCTCTTTCTTAATGCTTCTGTATTTGCGTGAGTGTTTAGCCATAAACTTATTTGATTTTTCTTACAAAATACCCGCATTTCACTAGTAGCAAAATAATCATATTCGTGTCCGTTATGAGTCCTAGATAAATCTTTGTCTTTTATTAACGAATTAAATGGATCGATTAACAAGCCCTGATAATTCCAAGCCTTTTTTAATTCAGTAGCTAAATCTAAAATATTTTTATAACTATATAATTCTTGAGGATCAATAAACTTAAAATGCTCATTTATAAATTCTGATCTATTCTTGAAATGTTTTTCTTCTATTTTGTTGATGACATTACCCTCCATAAATTCTATCATCTTTTTCATTAAAGTGTAGGGTTCATTTTCACTACTAAATACTAACCATTTTAAATTGTGTTTAATTGAGTACAACAACATTAAGTATAAAATAACAGTTGTCTTACCTGTGTTTGCGTGTCCGAGAATTACATTAAAGTTTGAAGTTTTAAATCTAAAATGCTCATCTATTTCAGGTATGTCTAATTTTAAGCCTTCTTTAATTTTACCTGATCTAACCATTTGAAGCTTTTCAATATGATCACTAAAGTTTATTATCATCTTTGTAAGTTTTTTTAAATGTAAGGGAAAAAAAAAGAGTAACAAATTAATGCTACTCTCCTTTTGGTTTTAACGTGTCAGAATTAAAACGGTAGATCGTCTCTATCTGGCGAATGCTGAGAAGCACTTACCTGTTCCTGTTTTGCATTGTATAAATTCCAAGTTGGATACAGTTTTGTTCCGTCTTTAGAAATACAGATATCTAAGTTTACAAATCCTCTTTCATTTGCATATTGTTTCATTTCTTGAAGTTCTGCAATTGCTTCATCTATCTTACATCCTACTACCGCAGGTTTCCAATCTACATTTCCTTTACTTACGTAAAATCCTTTTGCTAATTTATTTTCCATTTTATAATTGATTTAAAAATTGTTTTAATGATTTATAATCTTCTACTGTGTTTTGTATTACTACATCTCTCTTATCTTTCGCATAAGCTGCCATATTCTCTTTATAACAAACCTGTAATAGTATGGAGTCATTTGTTGTAAAAGATCCTTTAGGGGTCATTTGTGGAGTTATAGAGCGTATGTTACTAACTACTTGAATTGGTTGTTCCAAACCCTTTGCTCCTTTTGCAAATTTATACTGTTCGTTTGATACCTCAAACTGTATTTCTGTTCCTACTGAAAATTTAAATTCCCCTACAGCAGAAAAAGTGTACTCAGTACCGTCAGCAAATCCTACTAAATGTTTATCAAGTTGAATCTCTTCTTTTTTTACCTGATCGAAAAAGGGTTTACCTTTGCCTTTTGGTGTTATAAATGTAATTTTACCTGTTTTCATACTCTGTCTTTGTTTTTGTTTCTAATTTGATTTCCAGATCTAAAACCTTAGTCCTTAAGAATTCTACTTCTGTTTTAAGTAATCGAATAAGATCATCGTTATAAGTCATTTTTTGAAAATTTAATTTCTACACGTTTAGAAAGTTCAGCCTTTGCGGCATTCCTAGTTCCGTCTAACAATTCCTTGTTGTTTATTAATTCAGCAAGATCGTCATTAGTTAAAAAGTCTACTAGTGCTATCATATTAATTGTTGTTTTTATAAAGATACTAATAATTTTTAATAAAACAAAAAAGGGATCCTAATTTAATAAGACCCCTTTTCAAACAAAGTAAAAAACAATTACACTTACAAAGAATTCAAATGTAGTTTAAATCTAAATCATTTACAAGTTTATTATAATAACTTATTTTTTCTTCAAGATCTGAATCTGTAAACTTAACAGTTTGTTTGCTTAATTGAAGTAATTTATTACTGGTCCTTTTACCTAAGAATATACTAAATTCAAATTGCTTTCCCTGCTGCATAACATTACAGCCGAAACATTGAGGATAAACATTCTTTTCATCCCATCTTGTTGAATAGTGTTTTCTACTCATAAAATGCCCTGCTTGAATTGATTTAAAATGATAATCTCTGCCACAAGTAACACAAGTACAATATCCTGAATGATCAGCATTTTTCAATCTAATGTATCTGCTAAAAATTGTGTCTAATTTCTTAACTATTTTAGAACGTGATAATTTTTTTGCCATTTAATTTGGATAGAATAAAAAAAAGGTTTTATTATACTATAGTAATACTATACTACTATAGTAATACTAATACTTATGTAATAAAGCTAGTCTAAAGCCTTTAATAACATAGTACCAATTTCATCATCAACGGTTTTTAGTTGTTTATATATAAACTTACTGTCTGACTTTACTTTAGTAATTTCTGATTTAGTACTATCAATTCCTAATTTAGTATATTGATCACAATCAATCCTAAGTAATTCATCAGTCCTTTCTTTAATGCTTAAAGCAAAATCTTGTGCTATTTTTTCTGCTAAGTCTCTAATAGTACTTTTGTCTGTCATTCTTCTAATTTAATTAATAATAAAAGTAATGAAAAAAAATTAAACGATTACTGGTGTTTATTGTTACCGAATACCTTTTCTACTCCTCTAGATCCAAAGTATCCACCAATTACAATACTAAGCAGCCCAGTAATTGAGTCTAAAGGATAACCCATATACCAACCGATTACATAACTTACGGTCAAGAATACCAATGTCAAAGGTCTTACGTTAGAAGATAGCCAAGAACCGCTTCTAGAATCAGCTACCCATCTACGAGTAGTACCATCTATTTCCGCACGTTCTATGTCAAGTTTTTTTAAAGCTATTTGTTTGTCGGAATCACTCATATCTGAGCCACCTATAATAGCCTGTATTACTGATCCTACTGGAGTATTTCCTGCAATAGCACCAACTACATCAGGTATCTTATTTAAAAGAAATTTACCTACTTGTGTATCTTTGAATTTTTTCTTATCCATAGTGTGTTTCCTACGGTGCTAGTATGTCCAGACTGAATTTGGTTTACTTTCGTCATTGTCGCAATGGATAAAAGTTTTTGCAACTCCCAACCTACGGAATCCTGCTTTGATAAGGGCATTAAGAATAATGTATCTTTCTGAACCATTTCCAATGGCAATGTCTGAAGCTTTTCCGACAAGGTGACTTGAGTTGGAAACACCTCCCACCAATTCATTTCTTTCTTTTGTTCTGTAGCCAGAGGTAATTTTAAAGGGTATCCCTGCAATACCACGTGCGTCATCGAGCATCTGCAAAAAACTATGATCCATATTAATGCCAGAGTTCTGGAGATCAGGCGAGTCAAATTCATACGATTCAAAATGTAACATATTTATTTAAGATGAGTTCCGTCACAATATCCGTTAGCATTTGTTGTGTTTCCACATTGACAAATTTTAGGCTCTTTCATTTTTTGTTATTTGAAATTTTCTTTTTAATTTTTTTTCTTAGTTCTTCTACATTATCTTCAATAACATCAGGAATTCCATCTTTATCTTTGTCTTTAAAAACACCGTTGTAAGTTAACACAACTAATCCTGCTGATATTAACACTAATATACCAATTATTTTTATCATAATTTATTTATTTTTTTTATCGTCAAAGTCCATTGCTTGTTTCAATATAAATTTATCAAACATATCATCCTGATTTTTTAACATATCCTTTTGTAGTTTAATAATCATTGCTTCGTATTCGTCTTTGCTTTTAGTAAGAGATTCAATCGTTTGTTCTTTACTATCTAGTTTGCTTTTAAGAGCATTTATATCGTCTGGTTTTGATCCTGTAATTGTTGATATAACCATAGCTAAAGAAGCAGAGAGAGTACCTACCAACATCATTACAACTTCTTTGTTCGAGTCTAGTACAGGGTATTGAATAAACACTACTACTAATGCAACAATAAAAAAGAAGATTAATAATGCTCCGCTATATGAACGGATCTCTTTTGCTACACCGTTTTTTGGTAAATTCATTTCTTAATTTTCTTATAGATTGATATTATTGTAAATACTATTGCAAGGCTTAAACTTATCGTTTGAAGTATAGGATTTGCTTTGCTTATTGATAAAGCCAAAGCTGAAACATTAATAAGTCCTATTTTCAAATCTTCCATTATTTACAATGTAAAATCGTGAATTTGTTTAGATTCTGTCATACAAACATAAAGGTGCGATGCGTCTAAATTAAGTTGTACACACCTCATAGTACCATTAGTACTTATAACAGAGGACAAATCTTTTTTTAAGAAGTTTGATCTTGTACTTGGATCATAAGCAGTTGATAAATCATATTGACCCATAATTCTATTATCGCCAAAGACATACATTCTAGTTCCGTTTAAATTAAATCCTATACCACGACAAGAAGCCCCCATATCAGTCACAATTCCACCACTTGAATAGGTAGTACCACAGCCAGTTCCCTGAGATGAAAAATCATTAGGAGTATTTAAGGTGTATCTTCTAATATTATAAGTTGATGTTATAAATAATTTAGTTCCATCGTGGGAAACACATTGAGAAGCTGAAACTCTGTCACCGCCTCCCCTTGAGCAAGAGCCTGTACCTAAAGTACCAAGTGTTGAAAGGTCTCCTGCGGTTCCAAAAGGTCTTCTGTAATAGTTATTCGTTGAATAAGGGTCAAAACTAATCCAACTATTATCATTGCTTGTGCAAAGTCCAGTCAGATAATCTGGAATTGAAGCTTGTGTCTCTTGAAATGTTTTTTGTACGGTTGTTATAGTTGAAACATCAAAGGCAGTTCCGAAATTATATTGATTAAACCAATTTTGTCCACTACTTTTGTGTGAAGTGAATATTCTAGTACCATCTACCGACATAAATATTCCACGAGGGTTTCCTTGACTACCTGCCGTAATTGTTTTTGTGGCACTTAAAGACATATTTGTAATGTCTCCAGATGATCCACTAGGAGAAGAAGCTACAATTCCTGCGGTAGTAAAAAACTTTTTATTAAAACCCATTTAGTTTAAATTTGGTAAAGAATAAGATGCAATTGATGCCTTTGTAGTAAGTGCAGAAATTTCTCCTTCTTTTGTTGCACATTCGGTTCTTAATCCAGACCTAGAATCTATAATGCTTTGAGGTGCATCCGTACCTTCTTGGGCTCTTATAATGTACCAGTCTGTTTGAACTAGTTTTCTGTTGTAGATATTTTTAAGTTCTTCAATTTTTTCTGCTTTTAATTCCGCTACCGTTTCACTCCAAGTCTTATTCACAACAGAGTATGTGAAAACCTTTGCACTATTATTCCAAATTAAATTCGTTGTGTTTTGAGTTGCTGAATTATACTCAGGTATTACAACATCATAAAATCCTGCTGCTTGATGTTCTGCGGTTGACATTAAATGGAATCCTCCAATTACATTATTCCAAGACTTAGGAATTGTTCCGTATTGTTTTATTTTATTTCCTATTTTTATTGCTTTCATAATTTATGGTGTTGTATCAACTGCAAACGTTGCAATTGCGTAAGTTAAAATAGCTGCGTTGTCCGTGTCATCTACACAAAGAACTTGAATAATATTTTTTGCAGATTGATCTAATTCCGTTGTTCCTACTTTATTAATTGCAGAAGTTGAAAAATCATCTGCTAAAGTAATCACAGCACTACTATTTGTTCCGCTTAAAAGAATATCAATAACTTGTCCCTTTTTTATGTTTTGTATATTAAAAGTAGCTGTTGCAACATTACCTGTGAAATTAAAAGCAGCATAAGTTTGAGCAGCTAAGTTTATAGTTCCACTAGTCGTTGTGATCGTTTGTAAAGCAGTATACCTACCTTCCAATTTATCGTGAGTAACATTGTCATCTAAGATATTACTGGTAACTACTTTTCCAGTTCCTATTGTTAAAAGACCATCGCCTGTTACGTCTCCTGTATGGGTTGCGTTTGTTAATTTAGCTGTGTTAGCAGTAATTGCTGAGTTAATTGCGTTAGCCAATTTATCAGTTGTAACTGCATCGTCTGCTATTTTAGCAGTTGTTACATTTGAATTTAAGATTTTATCCGTAATAACTTTATCCGCTCCTATTGAAACTACTCCTGCATTTGTCATTGTAGCATCACCACTTAAAGCTGCAGCAGTCATTCCAGTTCCATCACCTATAAGTATTTGTGTAGTTGCTAATGCTTTTTCAGTCAATACTCCACTACTGTTAGCATCACGGACTAAAAGTGAATTAGCTGCTACATTTTGCACTTTAGCAAGTGTTACTCCTGCGTTAGCTAAAGATATTGTAACTGCTCCTGTTGCTGAATCTCTTACAATAGGTGCGGTTGCTGTTATTGAATTAACATCTCCTGCATCATCTGTGTACAACTCCGTAAAGTTGTCATTTACCATATCAAAGGCTTCTCGCAGAGGTGTTCCTGTACCATCATTTGCTGTCGTGCCTAAATTAATTGTCTGTTTTGCCATTTAGTTATATATTAAAAATTTGTTTTATCTGCGGTATATTTTGTGTTGTCTGCCGAAACCAACGTAGTGTCTGCTCTAAAATTTGAATTATCAGCATTAAAAGGATAAATAATTCCCCATCCATTTGCCTCATTCACAGCACCCCACCAACTTATGTCGTAAATATAACCGAAGTCTATATCATTTGCCATTTTTTTCTATTTTTTTAATATAGTTTTTTAATTTAACTACATTTTTTTCTTTAGGCTTATATATATTTTTTCTCAAAGTACCCATCCATTAAATAAACTGTCTTTATCAGGATAAACATCTTCATTATTATTTGTGTTGTATTCTGGATAGTCGCTTATATGAAATGTAACGTAATCTATCATTCTTCTTGTATAATATTCTGCAAATTCTCTCTCTTTATTTACAAGATAATCAACTTCTGACTTGTCAACACTTTCAGAATTCTCACTTATATGTTTAAAAACCCCACCATTTTTGATCTGATAAGCTGCGAAAGGTAAATAGTCCACCATTGCATAAT